AATGCTGTATTTTTTGTATGTAATAAATCTGCAAGAATAATATATGGTTCCCATTTACCACCTCTAGTATACTTAGCACCACCCTTAATTTCACCATTATGTTGTCTAAATCTTCTTGTAATGTTAACAGTAGAACCTACATATGTTTTAGTAGAATTTACATTAAAAATAATATAATTATACCAAAAGCTCATATGTAATTTATTATATTATTATATATTATTATAACTTTATGTTAACGATATCATTAAGAGAAAGTATTATTATAGGAATTATTACTATTAGTTGTGGATTTATTATACATAAAATTATTTATAAATATGGTGTTGATGAAATTAAAGAAACTAATATATTTTATAAAAATAGAAAAAATTTACTTTTTTATATAATACTATTTATAATTGGTATATTAATTCATATATTTGTAAAATATGCTGAAATTAATGAATGGTACTGTGAAAAAAAATGTGTTAATGATGTTTGTGAAGTTTTATGTCATTTGCCAATTAATGGTTTTACTAAATTAATGATTACTAGATAATTAGTTTTTATAAATTTAATATATAAAAAAACTATTAATTTTTCAACCACATAATTTAAATATATAATACTAATATTAACAAATGTCTAAAAATAATAAAAAAAGATCAAATTCTATTTCTTCTGAAGATGTAAATATTAATAAAAAGAAAATAAAAGATAATATTTCTGATGAAATAATAATTATTAATAAAGAAATAAAATCTTTAGATGATTTAATAGAAATTGGTTCTAAATATGAACCAAATAAAAAATACAATATTAATCTACAAAAATTAAATAAAATAACACCATTACTTATTAAACTTAAAAATATAATTGGTATGGAAGAAGTTAAAAAATCTATTATTGGACAAATTATTTATTTTTTACAAGATTTTCAAAATAAAAATGAAGATATGTTACATACAGTTATTCAAGGTCCACCAGGTGTTGGTAAAACAATGTTAGGTCACATAATTGGTGAAATTTATTGGGAATTAGATATTATTCAAAGTCCAGACTCTAATAATTATTTAATAAATAATGATTGTTGTGATGATGACGACGACGATGATGACGACGACGATGATGATTATGACGACGATGATGATTACAATCCTAAAAATTTTAATAAAAATTTTAGAAATATTATAAAAAAAATTAAAAAGAGATCAATAAGACCAACAAGATCAACAAAATTAATTGCAAAAAAAGAATTTAAATTTAAAATAGCAAAACGTTCAGATTTAATTGGTAAATATTTAGGACATACAGCAGCAAAAACACAAGAAGTAATTAATCAAGCATTAGGAGGTGTATTATTTATAGATGAAGCATACTCATTAGGTAATGCAGAGGGAAAAGATTCATTTGCAAAAGAATGTATAGATACAATAAATCAAAATTTAACAGAGAAAAAAAATCAATTATTAGTAATTATTGCAGGTTATGAAGAAGCATTAGAAACATGTTTTTTTTCTTATAATGAAGGATTAAATAGAAGATTTCCATTTAGATATACAATTGAATCATATACTCCTGCAGAATTAAGTCAAATATTTATTAAAATGGTTGGAGAAATTAATAAAGAACCTGGATCTCAATGGACAATTGATATTAGTAATGAAAAATTAAATAATTTTTTTAAAGATAATCATAATCTATTTCCTAATTTTGGAGGTGATGTTGAAACTTTTTTATTAAGTGTTAAAATCCAACATGGTATAAGAGTTTTTTGTTTACCAACTGATAATAAACGAAAAATACTTTTAGAAGATCTTACAAATGCTCTTAAGATATATAGAGTAAATAAAGAAATTAAAGATAAAAATAATGAGATAAAAAAATATTTATTAGAAACAATGTATGTTTAGGTTTTTTTAATAAATTTATAGCATTCTATTCTAGTTCCAAAATTATTATAAACATTTTGTAAATTAATATCTAAATCATCAATAAATATAATATGAGAATATTGATTTAAATTTATATTTGATTTTATAAAATCACCTTTAGGAGTCATAGAAGAATAAACTACAGGAAATAAATTATAATCAAGACCAATTTGTAAAAAATTATTTTTTGTAAAAGCAATATTTTCAGGACTACCAGATCTTGCAGTTAAAAAACAAAGATTTGACTTTAAGTTATAAATACGTGAAACAAGTTTTGAAAAACCATTTAAATCTGTATGTTTTGCATTTGATTGTAACATTATTTTATTCCAATGTAGATTAGTATTATTTAATGCTAATGATGAGTCATTAGTTAACATACTATTATATTTAAATATTTCATCATAATAATTTTGATTTAAATCTGGAAAATGTAATAATGTGTTATCAATATCACAAATAACAAGAGAATTTTGTAAAAAAAGAAAGATATTATCAAAAGTATTAATTTCTGTAAACATAATATAAATAATTAAATATAATTATTTATTTATATATTAAACTTCATTAACTTTTTTAGTTATCTTTTTAGTACTTTTTCTAGGTTTTTTAGGTGTTATTTCTTTAATTTTTTTATCTAATGCTTTTTGTATTTTTACTTGTTCTTTTTTAAATTTTTCTTCTTCATCAGAATCCCAAAAATCACCTACATCTATCTTATCTGTAAATTTATTTTCATATGTATTCCCTGAAATAAAATCTAATAATTTTTTATCATTTGGATCATATATTGAAATATCTAATGATGGATTTGTTACATTATGCTTTTCCAATTTATGTAATAAATAATAAACATTTAATGGTTCTGTACGCCCAATTCTTTGTGCACGACCAATAATTTGAGTTTCAAGTTCTATACTCATCTCATGATAAATAATAATATCAGATGCCATTTGTAAATTTAATCCAGAACCATAATATTCAGCATTTAAAAGTAAAACATTAATTTCGCCTTTATTAAATTTATCAATAGTATTACTTACAAGACCACATGATCCAAGCAATTTAGAAAATGTGATATTTTTATGTTTGAGGAGTTTTGCGATCGAATCATTTGTATTTTCATAACATGAGAAAACTAAAAACTTCCCTTTCGGTTTCTTCTCAATAATATTTAATAAATTTTCCTGTTTTGATAATAACTCTTTTTCTATTTTTTTTTCAACTGTTTTTTCAACTGTTTTTTCATCCTTTTTTATAATTACATTTAAATCTTCTAATACAAATGGTGATCTACACATTGGACATAATCTATTAATCATTGTTAAACATGGAACACAAAATAAGTTATTACAACATTTCATTACTGCTGGATTTGTAAAATCCATTAAACATATTGGACAACTTTCATCTGCATATGATTTTATTTTTCCTTCTATTGATGATAACTTATCTTCTAATGATTTAAGTTTTTCTTTTAATTTTTTAATAATTTCTTCATGTGATTTTGTGTCATCAACTATTCTTTCACTCTGATATTTTAATTCAGCCTTTTTATTATGTATCTCTTTTTCTAATTTAGAAGTAATTGCTTTAAAAATATTATCGTCAGTATCTGCATTACAATTAATTTTATTAACTGCTTCAATAATATTACCTGCATTAATCATATTCATTATATCTTGTGTAACAAATTCTTTAATCATACCAATTGCTTTTGGTGTTAAACAATTAATTAATATTTGATTTAAAGCTGGTAAATCCATTGATTGAGAAACATATTCATTATTATTTTTAATTACTAAATAATTAAATACTATTTTTTGAAGATTAGAAAATATATCACGGATATACAATTTTTTAATATATGATAAACCTGATGGTGTCGCTGTTATAAACCATATAAAATTTGCCTTCCAAGGAATATCTTGTGGTAATTTAATTGAAAGTACCTCATCTATTATAATTCTTGACCATTTTACATTTTTATATTTTTCAAAAAAATCTTGAGCCATTGTTGATGTAACAATAATAGTATCATAAAATTCTAAACATTGATTTGGTAAAATTTCAAGTTCTGTTTGTGTTTCAATATCGCCATTTGTAATATCATAAACACTTTTAATAGTATCTAATGCTGAATGACGATGAATCAATTTAACTTTTAATAAAGTATTATCAATAAATGTTTTATACCACTGAGATGATAAATTATGTGGAATTAATATTAAATTTGTTTTAATTGGATCAGTTGAATCTAAATATTTAATAGATGTAAATTGACTTGAATTAATTATTTTTGGATTATTTGGTGGTATTGGGGAAGTAACTAATAGTCCAATTACCATTAGAGTTTTTCCAGAACCAACTTTATCTGATAAAATACCGAAATTTGTATTTATCACATAATTAATATCTGTAAATTCACCACCATTCCTATAATACCATGAATGATACCAATAATTATTTCCAAAAATATTTGAATCATTATCAATAGAATTATCATTTAATTGAATCATACCTTTTGCTGTAACTGATGAATTAATTTTAAGATTAATCTCACCTTTTTCTTCTAAATTTTTCATTGCCCATATTAAACTTTTTTGATGTTCTTTTAATTTAATTTTAAGATATTTTGGTTGTTCTATTTTAGGTGATTCTGCTTTAATATTATTCATTTAATAAAAATTAATAATATTAAATAGTTAAATCATTAAAAATATCAATTTTTATTATAAAATTGATATTTTTTATTTATATTCTAAACTCTCCCAAAATCATCTTCATACCGAATAATATCATCTTCACCTAAATAATCACCAATTTGTGTTTCAGTAAATTCTAATAATTCAGTACCAACATTTTCAATTCTATGTAATGTTTTTATAGGAATATAAATATTTTGATCTTTTTGTACAAATATTTCTTCAACTCCTAGTTGAACTTTTCCATTTCCTTTAACAATAACCCAATGTTCACTTCGATAATTATGTGATTGAAGAGATAGACGTTTTCCAGGATAAACAGCAATTCTTTTTACTTTACACCTTTGGACATTTAAAACGCCGATTTTAAATGTTCTTAAATTGTTATCATAGTTTATTGTCCTCATGAACAATTAGAGGGGATATTATACGTTGTCACAGACCCCATATTCTTCAAAAACACATTTTCTTTTATTACAAATTCATATTTTTTATCAGTTTCTAATTGTTCGTAAACATCACTGCTAATTTGTATGGTATCTATTTCTGCGGTTGATTGTAATCTTGATGCCATATTTACGGCATTCCCAACAACACATAATCTTGGTAATTCGTTTCCTAATATTCCAATACTAACACTTCCTATATTTATTCCAACACGAATACATAACGGAATATTATCAGGTGTTTTTATTGTTTTTACTTCTTTAATAATATCTTTCGCAAATGACATTATTTCGTTTATAACAAGATTATGATTTATAGTATTTCTAAAAATATCGCCCACCACCATATAGGCATCGCCAATCGTTTCTATTTTTTGTAAATGTGAATATTTTTTTATAATTTTATCAAAGGAAATATAAAGATTGTTAAGTAATTGAAAAATAATTGTATCATCATATTTTTGTGCCAATTCTGTATAATTAACAATATCGGTGAAAAGAACACATATCATATTAAATTGTCTTGCACTTGCACTTGCACTTGCAGTTGCACTTGCACTTGAAATATATTCTTTATCAAATCCAAACGGCAGTATTTTATTTAATAATTCTTTTTCTAATATTGTTTTATCTTCGGGTATTTT